GATGGTTTGCAAATACGACGGGGCGGCCTGGAATCATTACGCGTTGACCTACGATTACAGCACGGCGACCACGGTTCAGTATAAAAACGGAGCCGTTCATAGCCCGATCGCCGGCGACAATATTCTAAACTGGTTTAGCTACAATTCGACCTTCGGATATTGGCAGCTCGAAGGCAAAAACATCGCCGGAGTCGCCTCCGATTCTCGATATGATCAACTCGTGATCGCTCCTTATGTGATGAGCGCCGACATGATCGCCGCCTTCGACACGGAGATCTTGACGACGGGCCTCGCCTTCAGCCCGATTCCGCTTCTTCGTGTGAGCGGCGACATGATCCCGGACGGGCCGCAGCTTTACGTCGGCTCGACAAGCGAGAGCGAATACCAAGTCGCAGCGATAGCGAGCGGCGATCTCATCGCTCTTGATCTGAGCTTCACGCTGACCGAGTACCAGGCGCGCTTAACGTGAGAACGAACCCGACCGGACTCGGCCAGCATCCGAACGCAACAGCGAACACAAAAGCGCTATGGGTCTTCGATAAGGGCTCAGCGAATACGGTCTACGATATCGTCGGAGGTCGCAACGTCACGAGCGCAGCGGCGGCGCAATGGACGACCGGCCTCGTCGGTCAGTGCGTCAATATGCGAACGACGACGAACGGCATGATCGACGGCGTAACGGCGGCCGGTGCCGACAGCGCCTTTTGTCTTTCGACGTGGACTTGCGAAGCATGGGTTCGCCTCGACAGCGAATCCGACACGACCGGAGCGATTCTCGAATACAGCAACCCGGCGAGCAACGAGTACGCCTTGACGATCTCCATCGTTGCCGGGAACGTAAATGCTTCATGGGTCTCGGGCGGCGTGATCGTCTCGGCGAACAGTACGTCGAAGATTCGCACCGGTACTTGGACACATATCGCCGTCGCCAAGATCGCCGACGGTGCAAGCTTTGCGACTTTGTTTTATATCAACGGCGTTCTTGATAATACGCCGGGCGGCCTCGGCAATGCGAGCGCAGCTCCGGCCGGCGTTTGGCGAGTCGGTACGGGCTCGACCGGCGACTTTCCCGGCGAGATTTGCAGCCTTCACGCAACGGCCGACACGTTGACGCTTGAGCAGGTTCGCGAGAACTGGCGGCGCGGTATGCTTTGGCAGAACGAATCGCAAACCGGCCACGGGAACACCTACCTCGATGTTTATGTAACGCCGCCCGGTGCGGCGACGAGCGTTCTTCTGAATCAATACGGGATCGCCGGGATCAACGGCGCTTTCTGGAACTTCCTAGAAGGCGTGACGATCGTCGAGTCGGTCGATAATCAATGCGACACGGCGACGCTTGCGCTCAAGCGAGAGGTCTTCGATCTGAGCCTAGCGCCGACGATGGACGGAAGCGCCATCAATCAAACACCGGCGGTCGGGATCACGCATCCGGGACCGGACAGCCGAACGAGTCAAGACCTCCTCGCCGTCGGTGGCACGGTGACGATTTTTGCGAAGCGAGTTCCGGAACAGCTCAACGACCCGAATCAAACGGCGATCGCAACCGGAACGCAGATCTTCAGCGGCTCAATTGATTCGGTGAACTGGGCATCGTCGACGATCTCGGTCGAGTGCATCGACGACGGCTCGACCTTGGTCGACACTTATTTCGAGCTCGAGGCCGACTACAACTCGCCAAACGGCAGCAGCACGGCCGAGGCCGGAATGCAAGCGCTGATCAACGCCGGAATATCGGTCGGGCCGCCGACGCTTTACACGCCGGTTTCGCCAGGCTGGACGATCGGGCCATGGACGCAGCGACGAGAGAGCGTGATGCAATCGATCCAAACGCTCGCCGACCAGATCGGATGGCTCGTCAAATATAAATATGACCCGATCTCGAGGCTTTACCGGCTGACGCTTCATGATCCTCAGCGAGCTCAGACTCGATTCGACGGCGTGATCACGCCGAAAGATTACACGCAGGTTTCGAGGATCTCTCAAGCGCTGACGAACGTTCGAAACGTGGTCCGGGTTTCATTCCTCGACACGAACGGCGGAGCGAACGGCGTCGATCGAGAGGGCAACGTTCGAGGCGCTCCAGCGAAGCAAGAGGCGAGCGACGCAGCGTCGATCGCTCTTTACGGCCGGCGCTTCATGGAGATCGCCGAGAGCGCAACGAGTAACATCGACAGCAACGCCGAAGCGCTCGACATGGCCGAAGCGATCCTCGCCGATCTCAAAACGCCCGACGTGAATATTGATCTCGATCTTCCTTATTGGGAAATCGAAATCGGCGACCGGCTACTCTTCGAAGAGAACGGCCGAACATGGGACACGCCGCAGACGATGTGTGTCGTTTCGAAGACGGTCTCGTTCCAAGGCGGTTCGGTTCGGACGAGCCTTCAGATGAAGGCAGCGCCGGCGAGCGGTGTTCAAAAGCACCTCGTGAAAGAAGCCGGGCCGGGCCGCTCGTTACCTCCGACGATCGACCCTGCGAGAGCCGGCGTCGACTTCGGAAGGCGTGGCTTTTATGCGCCGGTGCAAGGCATGATGGAGGCGGCCCAGGCTTTGCAGAATCCGCCTTCGCTCGCAGGCGTTCAGAACTCCGGCTTCCTAACGCATCCGGCCGGCAATTACGGAGCGCCGACGGCGTGGCAAGTCTCGGGAACATGGGGCTCGACAGGCGATGCCTTTTGGAGTTCGACCTCGGAGACCGGCGATCGAAGCCTAGCGATCCGAACCGTCGGGACCGAGGCGACCTCGTGGTGGATGCCTGTCGCTTCGGGTAAGCATTATCGCACGTCGTGCCACTGGCAAGCCTCCGACCTCGCCGATACGCTCGACATGGTGGTCGACCTTTACGACGCGAGCCGAACGCTAACCGGGACCGTCGCCGTTTTCAGTGCGACGCCTTCGGTCGTCAATACATGGCAATGCGACGGAGCTGTGATCCCGACCGGCTCTTCGGATAAATGGGCTCGGGTTCGCTTGAACAAGAAAGTCGGCCCGACGATCCTCGTCGATCGAGTCGGCGTCGATATGATGAGCGCCCACGCGTCAGTATACAACACAGTCGCGACAGCTTTCGGCGCAGGGACGACGCAAGTTCAATGGACGACCGAGGCGTTCGACTATGATCAATTCTATTCGCCGGCGTCGGGCCAGTTCGTCGCAACAGAGCCGGGATTCTACAAGTTCGATGTTTTCATGGCTTGTCAGACCTCCGGATCTTCGACGCTCACAAGCGCAACGATCGACATGAAAAACGGCGCTTCTGTTGTATATTCTGCGCATTTTTTGCCGAAGACCGGAGCGACGACGGCCGAGCTGTGGTTCCATTCGCCGCCGACTCTTCTGGCTCGTGGTGATGTCGTGACGTTCGATTTTATCTTCCCGGTCGCCGTATCGGTGACAGCGACGACGGCGAGCGGCTATCGCCTCAACCCGTCGGAGCGATGACATGGGCGAAGACATGATTCAACAGATCGGAATCGGTGGGATCTTTGCGCTTCTCTTGATCCGTGAAGTCTTGCATTTTCTGAAGGCCAAAGAGCAAAAAGCCGAGGCGACGCTCGACGAAAGAGCGATCGCAAAGATCCACAACTCGCACGAGATCTTGAGCATGAAAGACGAAGACGGGGCTCCGCTCGTGTTCACGCCTCGCTCGATGTCGAGAACGATCTCGATGATCGCAGAAACGCAACGCCAACAGGCCGACATCTTGTCGCGCTTGGCCGATGGCATCGAAGATTTACGGAGGCGCTAAATGGGGTTCATCATTTTAGACCGACAGCACGTCGGAAAGCCGAACAAGCCCGACGACCTCGGAGCCTACTCGGAGATCTGTCAAGATCACGAGGCGCATTTAGTCGCTCAATATTTCCTCGAAGTCGAATGCACGCTTCGGGCTCTAGGTCATCACGTCGTCACGATCTCCGATGGCTACTATTCGAGCCGGCATAAGCGAGCGAACGAGTTCTTCGCCAAAGCCGCAAGCGCTTCGATCTATCTCGCCGGCCATCTGAACGCCGGCGGCGGAGATTACTCGGCGGTTTTCCACGATCACCGTTCGGCCATGGGGGCGGACGCTTGCCAGTTTATCGCGGCTCAGCTCGCCAAGGTCGAAGGGCTGGACAATGCGAAATCGATCCAAGCAAACCCGACCGACTGGACGAAGAACGCATTTCACACGATCGACGGCATCTTCGCCGGCAAGGGTTGCGGCGTATGCCTCGAGCCTTTCTTCCTCGATTCTCGGTATCATCGGCACCTAATGAACGACAACGGGCTCGAGCTCGTCGGTCATGCGATAGCGCTCGGCGTCGACGCCTGGATTCGAAGCACAAAGCGCGGTTGAACTATGCGACCGCAGACCATACGATAAAGAAGGAGCCCAGCCCATGAAGCGCAAGCGAGTAAATCAACCGCAACCGACCGGCGATACCGTCGCTCAATATGAGCGCTTGAGTCATAGCGGGACGACTTGGTTCGACCTCAGCTCGTCGCCTGCTAATGGCACGGACGGCACCAACGGCGCCGCTTTTACTTGGCCGAATTTCAACGGCGAAAGCTTCGTCACGATCGGCAACCCGGCGAAGCTGGACTTCGCCGGAGCTTACACTGTCACAGCTTGGGCGGTGCAAGATCCGAATCCGCCTTTGCAGGGCGGTGAATACATTATCGGCAAAGACGCCGGCGGTGGATCGCGTGATTTTATTCTGACGCCGGGCGATAACTCTTCACAAATAACGGCGTTTTGCTGGTTACCTACTTTTCAAATTGGACAGTCACCCGCAACCTACCCTGCGGGCGCTTGGTACTTTTGCGCCGTTGTAAACGAGGGCGCAGGCGGTGACCTGATCCTTTATATCGACGGCGTAGCGCAGGCGACAACAGGCACGGGCGGCGCAGCAAACTGGAAAGCGGCAGCGTCTTGGGAGTTCGGGCGGCCTGATTTTGGGACGCTTGATTATTTCACCGGCCAAATCGACACCGGTCGCTTTTATAGCCGAGCGCTAAGCGCCGACGAAATCGCTCGAGATTATCACGCCGGAAAGCCGGCGCACCCATGAGCACCGGAGCCGCCCGACTAACGCTCGAAGAAGCCTCAAAGCTCGTCGATCTGACCGTCGGCAAAGACAAATCCACCGAGCAAGTGAGAGCCGATCTCGCTGATCAAGTACAAGGCCGAACGCTAGCGAATGCGATCGGCTTCATCTTAGAAAATAAATGGAACGGAGCTTTCCAAAATGGCTAGAGCGCTAAACGTGCAAGGGATGAACAACCCTCTATGGAACGAAAACACGTCGGTCGGTGCTGTTGCGCTGACCGGTGGATTCGATCAAGTGACCATCACCGGATATTATCTGATCATCTCGAACGTCGGGGCGAATAACGTCTACGTCGGACCGAGCGGTTCGGTTCCCGGCGTCTTGCTTCAGCCTGGTGGAACGCTCGAGACAGCGGCGAAGGCCGGCTCGAATCTTTACGTTCAAGGCACGGCGGGCCAGCCGGTGACGGTGGTCCAGTATGCTTAAGCCAGGATCGAAAGCGCCGACGGCGTTGATTCTCGTCTCGGTATATTCCGCAGCTCTCGTCGCCTTTCTTGCGGAGGCGTTCGGCTTCGGCTCGTTCAATGCGGCCGGCGCTGGAATGCTCACCGGAGCGGCCTCGGCGCTTTACTATGGGCGCAGGCGCAGCGAAGAGAAGAAATGATCGGAAAGATCATCGCCTTCGTCGTCGGGCTGATCGGAGCCGCTGCGGCCTGGTTCTCAATCGTAAAGCGCAAAGAGATCGAGATCGAGCATCGCATCGAAGAAGCTCGAGAAGAGGCGCAGGATCGAAACGAAGCGGCCTCAGAGGTCATCGAAGCGAAGGTCGAAGAGATCAAGGCGGAGGTCGAAAAGATTGACGATCGAGACGAGCTCGCTCGAATGCTCGACGAGTAGCGAAAATGTGGCTTCTACTGGCCTCGATTTCGTTTTGGATTTGCTTCGGGTTCCTCATCGGGAACTGGTGGGGCGAGAAAGGTTCGAAGTGAGCTTTGCGCTGATCGTTCTTTTCGTTTGGGCTATCATCGGAACGGTGATCGCCTCGGCTTTTTCTAAGGTGGCTGGCCGATGCTAGGCGCTGTTTTTTTCGCAGCTCAGTGCGCGCAGTCGACGCCCATCGATCAAGGCAAGCCTTCGCCGTGCGACGGAATCGTGATCAGCGTCGAACGAGCGAAGAAGGCCATCGCCTGCGAGCGAGAGGTCGAGCTCCGCAAGACGTTCGAGTGCGCGCCGTGCCCAGCTTGCCCCGATCCACCGCAAGACCGCAGCGTGGAGATCGCCAGCGCGTCTTTTGTCACCGGGCTAGTCTTCGGGCTGCTGCTGTTCTTCGCTCGGTAGGCGGCGACAGCTCGGGCACCAGTCGGTGCCGTGTTTGCCAACAGTCCAGCCCAGCTCTTTTAACTCGTTTCGGGCGACATGGGCGCGCCAGCGTCCGTATACCGTGCCAGGCGTTTGCGCCTCATCGCCGCATCCGTCGCAGATAATCACGCTATGAATCATAGGCTTGTTCCTTCGCTGCTGACGCCTAGCGTCTCGCTTAAGACTTGAAATGCGAGCGCAGCCACCTGCGGTACCTGTCCATTGCCAATGGCTCTAAGCTGGTCCAGCCTATCGGGAAACCCATCAACCGCTCGGAGAATCTCGGGCTCAATTTTCCAGGCTTCCGGCGCAGCTCGTCGTCGGACCATTCGCCCGACTCCGCCATTCCGGCCAGTGTCAGACGCTTCTTCCCGGTCCACGTTCCGTCGTTCTTTCCGGCTCCGCCGCCCTTGTTCGATTTCCATGTTTGATTTGCTGTCGGCGTGGGCAAGTAGCCACAAGCGATCCCTTCGATGAGGCGCGCCTGCGTGCCAAGCTCCCAGCACGCCCCACGCGCAGTCGTACCCCATGCGGTCAAGTGTCGAGACGATGGAGCCCAGGCCATGGGTACGAAGGCGCGTCGAGTTTTCCGCGAAGACAAAGCGAGGCCGAACTTCGTCAACGATTCGCAGCATCTCAAAAACGAGTCATGAACTCTCGCCGGCGATTCCTTCACGCTTACCTGCGGCGCTGATGTCTTGGCATGGGAAGCCGCCTGAAATAATGTCAACTGAACCGCGCCACGGGTTGCCGTCGAAGGTCCGCACGTCGTCCCAGATCGGAAAGCGCTCGAGGTGCCCTTCGGCTTGTCGCTGGAATAGTACGCGTCGAGCGTAGGGCTCAATCTCGACAGCGCAGGCGGTAGACCATCCGAGGAGCCGGGACGCCAACAGGCCGCCGCCGGCCCCTGCAAATAATGCCAGCTCACGCATTCTCGCCTTGCTGCTCTTGATAGGCCAAAGCCATCGCCTCGGCGGAGTTCTTCGAATAGCCGATCTTGATGAGCTCGGCGACGCTCAAGCCTCGATGATCCTTCGGCGCTAAGCCGAGAAGCATCGCTCGCATGATTTGTCGGTGGTCGGTCATGTTTTGTCCTTTTGCCGGAGCCCATCCCGGCAAAGGGCTTGAAGGTTAGTAAGCGACGTTGCTAATGCCGGAAGCTTGCAGCAGATCGTCTAAGTTGGCGTAGTAGTCGCCCCACGGTCCGGTCGCTCTGCCGACGTGGAGGTAGTGGTCGCCGTCGTCGTGCTCTTCGATGCTTACAGCGCCCTTGTTTACCAGGCTGCCGAGCGTGCCGAGCTTGGCTTTATCGTTGCCAATATCGCTAGCAGTCACAAAATCCGAATCGGTCCATTTAGCGACCCATTGCAGTAGCTTCATCTCGTTTGCGGTTAATTCGATCATCGTTGCCTCTTTCTGCCTTTCGGCTCGCTCGGCGTCATTGCCTCGCACCTATCATAAAACACACTGCGAAGCGTTACGCAATACTATAATCAAACAAAATCGAGATTTATTTATTTTTACGCGGCCACCCCTACGGCTGACGCTTGTCCATCCAAAGAAAACGGCTTCGCTTGAGGTCGGGCGAAATCGGGATCGAGCCAAGCTCTCCCCATCGATTCTTTGCGACCAGAAGCCGAGCCTCTTGATCCTCTTTCGTCTCGTCCACGTCGGGCCGGTGCAACAGAAGACAGCCGTCGGCCCACTGTTCGATTTCGCCGGAGTCTCGCAGCGACCGCAGCGACGGTAGTTCGGTGTTGTTCCGATTGAGCTGCGACGCCGCCAAGACGACGACATCGAGATTTTGAGCGAGCGTCTTGCACGCGCCGGCGACCGCTCCGACCTCCCTTGTCCTCGTCTCGAAGCTCTCGCCGCCCGGTGCATCGAAAGCGCTCAAGTAGTCGATGACGACAGCCGTCAATCCGCCTTCCCGGTGCAAGCGATGCGCCTCGGCGATCACGGCGTCCGTCGATCTCGTCCGCCGCAGGAAAAGCCGGCTCAAGACGCTGTGATGATCGGTCGCCGCAAGCTGCGCCGGCGTGACCGGATCGGCGTCGCCGTCTCGAAAGCCGCTGACAAAATCTCGACCGTCGAGCGCCGAGAGCACCTTCAAGGCGAGTTCCGGTTCGGTCATCTCGCAAGAGGCGACGAGGATCTTCGCCTCGTCATTCGCTCGCAGGATAGCGGCGGCGAGCTGTAGCGTGAGCGTCGTTTTTCCATGTCCAGGCCGACCGCCGATCACGAACAGCCGGCCAGGCGTCAAAGGCATTCGGCGATCAAGCGGCGTTCTTGTCTTGATGCCCGATCGGAACGTATCGGCGAGCTCGTAGATCAGCGAGTCGAACGCCGTCGTCGACTTCTTCTCGTCGCTTTCTTGAGCTTCTTCGATCGCCTTCGACAAAGCGCCGAGAGCGACTTCGGATCGCTTGCCCATGCCTTCGGCTGAATCGATGGCGTCCTTCGCCGCTCGGGCGATCCTGCGGAGCCTGGCGCAGTTCTTGACGACCTTCGCGTTCTGTTCTGCCGATCCGAGCGTTCGACCGTAGGACCAGTCGCCGAAGCTCATGATGTATTCGAAGCCGCCTGCGGTCTCGAGCCGGCCGGCTTGCTTCAGGCGATCGACGACGACCAAGGCCGGAGCGTCTTCACCGTTCGCTCGGACCTCTTCAGAGATCGCAAGCCAGATCGCCGAATGGCGACTGTCGTCGAAGTCTTTCGTCGTGAGCTTCTCAAGTAAGCTTGGCTCGATCTTCGTTGCGAGCATCAAACCGGCCAAGAGTCCAAGCTCGGCCTGCTTTGCTGTTGCCTCGTTAGGTGTTCTCATTTCATCCCATTCTTCGAACTGTTCTAACCAGCGGATGAGCAAGGCTAGCAAGCGCAACAGCGAACGCGTCGGCCGCGTGGTTTTGATGCGTCTTTGCGAGCTGTCCTAAATGCTCAGCCGATCCGACGACCTTCGATTCGATCACGGATTGAACATCGCTTTTCGACGCGCTCTGTTTTCCGGTCAAGGCTTTCTTCGCCATCTGCGGCCGAATCTGAATCACCGGCGCTCCATGTCGCTCCGATGTCGAGGCGATAACGCCCCATGCCATAGCGACCGCCCGATCGGCGTTGGCGAACCGTGTCCAGCTTTGCGCCTCCGCAGCGATCAAGGCGAACGAATGCTCGGAATGGAGTCGGGCGAGCTCGTGATGAATCACGGCGCAGCGCTCCACGTTGTCGTCGTGTTTCTTGGCGAGCTTGTTCACCTTGGTTCGGATGACGCCGCAACCGTCGGAGCGGACCTCGAAGTCGTCGAAATCGATGACCGCCCATCCGAGCGAGCTGAAGCCGGGATCGATGCCGAGGATCTTCATTTAGTCGCCGCCTTTTCCATCGCTTGCGCCCATTGAACCGCCCGAAGAACGTTGTCGATTTTCTTCTGAGGAAATGCGCCGAGCTTGTCGGGCTGGCCGAGCGCCGAGATGATCTCGGGCTCTCGAAACATCGTGAGAACGCCTTGCCAAACCTTGCGCGTCGGAAAGTACTTCATGAGATCGCCTTCGCTTTGACGATCGCCGAGATCCGGCCTTGCGTCAGTCCGAACCGCTCAGCGAGAACGACTTGTTTCTCGCCCGATTCGAACGCCTCGATGATCTCTCGGTTTCGATCGATCTTCGGCGGACGGCCGCCCTTGTTCTTCGGTCCCTTGCTCGGGATAAACAGCGTTCCGCCTTCAGGCATCCGGCGTTGGATGCTTCGCATCAACGCAGCTCCTAGAATCTCTTCCGCTTTACTCTTCATCTTTCTCAATCCTTTCGAGGCCAGCGAAAAAGCCGGCCGTAACAATGCAAGCCATGATCACGAGAAATCCGATCATGGGACTAGGTTCAAATCTTCGACGCAGCCGGACTCGTCGCAATGGTAGCAAGGCTCGCTCCAGTGCTCGGTATCGTGTCCGCCGTTCGTCCAAACGTCTTTGAAATGCTCAGCGACTCCGGAGCCGTCGCATAGGTCGCAAAGCTCGAGGCCGGTTCGATAGGTCTTCACCTTCTCGAGGTAGAGATCGTAAGCCGCTTTGATGCTTCGGCTTTCGTGCGTCTCTCCGTCGTAAGGTCCACCGGCGATCTTGACGACGTAGACGGACGAGCCGCCCTTGATCGTCCTTCGCATGGTGATCGTCACGGCGTCGCCGGCCTTCGTTGTGATTCGTGCGGTCGATGCCATCTTAGCGCCTCCAGGCGAAGAGGCGCATCGCCTCGGTGAGCTCGTATTCGATCGCCTCGTCGCCAGGCTCTTTGGCGATCGTCGATCGGGCGTGCTTGAGCGACTCGAAGATCAACGCCGCCTGTCGCTCGCTGACGACGACGGCCTCGATCGGTTGCCTCGTTTCGGTGTTCATCAGTTCGCTCTCGGGTGAATGACGCAGATCAGTTCGAACTCGGTCGAGCCCTTGGCCCATTCCGGTTCCTCGCTTCCGACGCCGACGCCGAAGAGGTCCGACGTTTTGTCTTTGATCACGAACATCGACTCGGCGCTCTTGTTCGACATCTCGAGCGCTCGGCCTCCGGCTCGCTGGGGCAAGCTGTACCAAACGCAATCGGTGAAATTCTGGCTTATCATGACGCAGCCTTTCCCATGATCTCATTGATCAGACGGCTCGGACCGCCTATTAGTTCTCGACGGTCGCCGGCGACCAAGACGACGACAGCTCGATCGGTCATCGAATCCAAGAATCGACGCGCCGCAGGTTTGATCTTCTCGAAGCTCGACGCGTGGCCGTGGACCATCATTCCGCCGGGCGTAGTAAGCACGACGCCGGATCGGTCGGGTCTCATGCTCGCAGCGCCGATGCCTTGAAGCCATAAGCAAGCAAAGGATCGACATTGATTCGGTCGTTTCTCGTAAATAGTGCAGCCGTTACAGCCGGCTTTTAGATGTTTGCATTTCTGGCCTTGCGCTTTGCCGGTCTCTTCGATTTTGAAGACCTCGCAGCAAAGATTGCAAGAGCCGCATTTTCTGTCCTTCATCTTGTCCTTTTTCTACCGGAGCCCATCCCGGCGAAGGGCGTTAGTTGGTTCGTTTATCAAGCGGATCGACTAAAGCTCATCCAGTGCGCTTTGAGCCGCTCTAGGTCAGTGTGTTCAATCGCTAGATCGTGGCGGCGATTGCTCGACTTCATCACAAAGCGGCCGCCCTTGGTCTCAAGCGTGCATCCATCTCGTTCGGCGATGATCATGTCGGCCTCGCAAAGCGTCGCCGCATCGTATGCGCTAGCAATCGACGGACGAACGGTGCGCAGGCGCGGCGACCCGTGCAGATCTCGCCACCGGCGAGCCGCTTTGAGGTCGTCATCGTCTCCGAGGTTCGCATATCGCAAAGACTCGATAACGTTGTCGATGCCATAGTCGCAGTCGAGCAAGGCCCAGCGATACCCGCGCTTGGTCATGTAGTAAGAAGACATTACCATTGTTCGGTCGTTGTCCGGATTCGGAGCGACGATAAAATCCAGCTCGAAGGTGTTAAAGTTCTTCATGGTTTACTCGTACAAGCCGCCGGTAGATTGCGAATACGTCGTGCGATAGTCGTCGACGTGATCGGCGAAGCCGTCCATCCATGCGTCGTACAAGTCGCCTTCGTGCCCCGCGACATACGCTTGAGCGCTGATAAAGCGTGTGATCGACCGCTGAATCTGAGGGATATTGTAGCGGCCATCTTTGAAAAGCCCGTTGCCCTTACGGCTGAATGCTTGCCCGAGGGCGTAGGCTTTGCGAGCTAGGCGTGTGAATCGTTCGTTCGACATGTTGCCTCCTTTGCCTTTCGGCTTATACATCATAAAACACACCTCGAAACGTTATGCAATAACTAAATCAAATAAAATGCGATTTTGTTCATTTTGCGCGGCCACCCTAAAAAACCTATGCTCCGCCGGGCCTTCGAAAGAAGGCGAGATCGACCGGGCGGTCTCTCATCCTTTCGCCGCCCGGTCGTTCTCTTCTTTCCATCCTTGAAGCGGTCGGCCTTTCGCAGCTCGCCAGGCTTCCCACATATAAACGAGAAGACCGGTCGAGACCTTCGACGACCATTCAGAAGGTGAGCCTTCCGCATAGTTCATCGAACAAAGGAATCGACCGAACTCTCGATCGTCGGACATCTTCATTCAGGCCAGTTGTAACAATCGGCTTCCGGTCGCGTGTCGACGCCGTATTCCAGAGCGTCGAACAAAGCACCGGAACTGCCGAAGACTATGTATTCGACACCGCCGCATGTAAGAACGATGTGATCCTCGTCGAAGTCGCCTCCATAACCGCGAATGCTCTCGATCTTGTTAGCCGCTAAATAGATTAACCGCTCTCGCTTCAGTTTTCCGCCGTGGACCTCAGTCATCTGACAGAAGACCAAGAACTGAACCGGCTCGAAGACATTAAGAGACGCCGTAGAATTCGGACGATTTAAGTTCGACTCTCGCCGCTGTTGATCGGACCGCTTTTTATCTTTCCAGAGTCTCGCGTTCTTCCTTTGTTCTTTGTGATCTTTCATCGATCGAGCGATCGAGCGCCGGGCCTCTTTTAGTGCGTCAATAATCATCTTCACGATCACCACGGCCGACCGTTATCGACTGGCGCTTGATGCGCAGGCGCTTCGTTGCCGTGTCCGTGTCCGCCGTACTGATTCGGAGCCGGCGCTTCGTAAGCCGGAGCCGGAGCGTTCGCAGTCGACGCAGCAAGCGGCGAGATTCCGCCGACCGTGTTCTCGGCTCTTGGTTCGCCGTTTCCGGTTTTCCAGCGATTGATGTCGACCTTCAGCGCGCAGCGAGCTCCGGCTCGAAGGTGGATTTGATGCGTCCAATTGCCCCAGATCTCGGCGTCGCTCGACTGAGGATCGAGACCGTCCCAAGGCGCGCCGCCGAGCCCGACGGCTTCCCAAGTCTGACGCATCATCCAGGCCATCGACTCGCGATGGACGCATTTCTGACGGATGCGGCGACCGGCGCTCGGTCCGTCGACGATCTGCCAGTTGATCTCGGTTTCCCACTCGTTCGAGCCGAACAAGCGCTGTCGGGCGCTCGCATCCAACAGCTCGCAATTGTAACGACCTTTCGGCACGGGTTCGAAGTCGAAGTCGCTCGACGTTTCAGATTCGGAATATTTCTGTCGAATGCTCATTTGATGCTCTCCTTTTGAGCTAACGCCGCGAAAAGTCGCGACAGTGAATCGGTTTGATTGAGCGGCCAAACGCCATCGGGGCGCAGGCCGTGAGCGAGAAACGGTTCGGGATCTCGCATCTTGGTCAGGTGCTTTCGATCGGTTCGGAAGTCGAGATAGCGATCGCCAGGCTCGAGGCCGAGCGACTCGGCGTCGGTGTTCTGAGCGATGCGCAGTCGAGCGACCGCATCCATCTGCGAGATCAGGTCTTGCCGATCGTTCTTCGGCACCTCAGGAACGTGGACGTTTTGAAGCCCTTCGACCTCGTGCGTCCCTTGCTGAGCTGTGATCAGAACAGGCCGACCGGAGGCGGCGACATCTCGAGCGCCTCGGATGATTTGCATCGTTCCGACCTTGCGCTTTCCGTAATCTCTCATTTCCGGCATATCACGATCGCCCATGGCATCGCGCAGCACGGTCACAACGAGCTCGGTCAACGTATCCAGCACGAACAAGCCGCAGTCGTCGTCGTTCATGACGTGACCGGCGAGCGCTCTCGCCGACGCAGCTCCGCCGGAGACGGTGAGGTCGAGAAGAGCGCTCTTGGTG